CTTATTTACTATGGCAAATGCAAATGGTAATACATCAATTTTTTCATCAATAAGAACCTTATGACATGTTGCCATCGATTGTGTTGAATTGCATAGATCATCAATTATCATGGCAGGTTTGTCATTAGGAACACCTTCAATTATATTGCGTAGGCCATATTCCTTACGTTGTTTACGAACAACAAATGCATTGATATCATAGCCATATATGCCACCAACAAGAGGAAAACTAGCCAGCATTGGTGTTGCAGCAGTTTCCAATCCGGTTAGCTGAAAGTTTGAATGACCAATCTTTTCATTTACTTCATAATAAAATAACTGAGCTACCGCGCTATTGAATCGATGATTGAATAAGCCTCGACGCAAATAAAACATCCATGTATACATGGTGCCAGGTTTCTTACCAGGCATTTTACGACCTCTGATAATACAATTTTGATCAATGTAAGCATGAACCCATTGCTTTAATTCATCATGCCACTGCTTTTGTTGTAATACCTTCATTTCACAGCTCTCAGAATTAGCATATCTTCATTGACTCGGCCATTAACAATACCTGGCTTTGTTTTGATGGATTCATAAGTTTTTCCAACAGATTTAGCACCACCTGACAACAGACGTTGAATCATTACATCAGGCTGCTTCAACCTTTTCTTTGAAGAAAGTTCTGGATCAAAGCCACTAATGCTAGTGCGATGTACAGACAACTTTGAACCTAACGGCGCGACATACCTATACACTAATCTCCTATCCACATTATAAAGCACAACTTCCGATGCGCCAATAATATCTTTAGGTTCGATACTATTAAACGTAGAATCCAGAATTTTAGCACTCTGCAAATAACGCAGTCTTGCGACCAACTTAGCCGGAGTCTTTGGCTTCACCTTGCGAGGTATAGGAGTCTTGATATTGGCTGAACAATAAAGATTGATAGCCTGAAGCACACCAGCATATCGCGCAAGCATATCGCGCAGCTGTTTCTTTGTATAACTACGATAGCACTCTACGCATTCCATATCTGTACGATCAAGTGCGTGCTTGACTTCTTCAATCAGGCGTTCATATCTTTGTGCTTCAGGTGCCATATCAGCAGGCTTAGGCGTATGAGTTTTTAGAAGGCCACCGACATCAACCAGCTCGCCTTGATCGATTGCATATTCGACCTTAAACATTACATCACCAACAGCATCAACCTGCACAGTTGCTTGTGTCTTAGGCTTAGGTCGACGAGCAGCATCCTTTTCAGCCTTGCGCTCGCGACCATGCTTAATCAGCTGTTCTAATTCCAGCGTCAACCTAATGGTTTGTTGCTCATTAGGTTGAAGGCCACGCATCACCATGCGACCTAGTGCTGGTAGAGTATTAATCTCAAAGCGCATATCTTCGACGTGATCCAGGACATCGATATCATCCTCTGAATAGCCGACTGATTTCATATAATCACCTAAGATAACACGCGACATCTTAGGATCAAGCACAGCCCGATACCAGTTATATGCATAGATGATACGACTGGAATCAGGCGTGACACCATCCCAAGATGGTTCTTCTCCGATATACTTTGCTTCAGAGATAGGCGCTTTAAGCTTTCTCATTTTTCCACCAAACTTGAAAGGAAGCTATTCCATTGACGAGACCGAAGCTCCCATGAATAAAAATTATCCGTGTAAATCTTTTGGAATCTAAGTTTATTTTGATTACCCTCATCCCAATAGCCATTAATCACTTCAGCAAGCACACCAGCAAACCGATTTGCATGAGGATTATGCTCTTCCATGAATGGGTACATGGCAGCAAAATTTGCTGTGGTTTCAGGCAATGCAGCAAAATTTGGACAAATGACTGTGCATCCTGCACTCATTGCCTCGATGACACTAATCGCGCTAGTCTCAGGCCAGATATTTGGATATGCATAGATATGTGACTTCTTCAATGCATCGCGAATGATATCGTTAGGTTGATACCCATGATATGTCATGTTTGGATTGTCACGGATGCGCTGAAATAATTCTTGATATGGTTCATCGCGCTGAGCCCAACCATAAATGCTGAATGAGCTATACACATCAAGATGAATTGGAAATCCTGCATTGAGTAAATGCTCTACGACAGGAATAAGAAGCTCCAATCCACGATGTGGAGTTGTATGATAGATTAGATTGATCTTACCATCTTTAGGTTTTGCATGAACTGGAATCGGATCTACAGCATTGGGTAAAACTACACCCTCTGAATGTGGAATACCCAATCCAAGATTATATGTCATTTGTTGATAATTTGACACAAATACAAGCTTTTTAAAACGCTTGCGTGAGACTTCATCATTTAGATGTTGTGATTCAGGGTCATCCCACGTATCATGCAACCACAAAATATGATTTTTATCGGATTCAAGTTTGCCAGTAACACGAGAACAAATGATATTGAACTTATCAAGTAATGCAGGATCTGCATATCGACGCAGACCATCCATCATCATCTCTGTACCACCGCGCGCACCAATATGTGCATAGGTACCATCTGGACCTGGTCCAAGATTTTTAGACTTTTCTTTGAGACCTGTCACATTTAGCTTAGTCATGGGTAACTCACCTCTTGAATGTTGATGACCCTATCTAGACGGAAACTCCGCCATCCATTAGCATTTAGATCCCATACAACCAAGGAAGCCTTATTAGGCTTCGCAACCACTGCATCGGCTTGCTGATCAATAGGCAAATATTTGCGATCTAACGTGCATGTCATATCACGCCGTTCACCATTCACCTTGTCAAATGACACCATCAATACCGAATGGCGCAAATAATCATACCAATCATCACCGTTCAATTCCAGATATTCAGTCATTTTCTAAATCCACATCACTTTCCTTGATTTTACCTTCTTGAATAAGATATTGTAGAGTGCCTCTGATTGAGGTGGTGACTATATCTTTGAAAATATAATCATATAGACGAATCCACGCCCATGTCGTGATACCAAAGGCCAGGACATATGTCCAATTTAAGCCAGGTTCTACTATCTTTTCCAGAATAGAACCTACACCATGAGAGGTGAGGATTGATACACATAATAGTGGAAAGATATTTCCACGATTTACTAGACCAATAGGAATCATATCAAAGCCTCCGAGAACGTGAACCAAGGGTGGCCGGATCATCATTGACTGATGCGACCTGATAGCCACCCTTGTTATATAATGGTTGAACACGCGAGGCCTTCTCGCGCATAGCCTGGACTACACTAGCCTTCTCCTCGCGACCAGCCTGCCAGCGCCAATCATTCATAATATCGCGCTTGGCAAACGTGCCACCAGGAATAGTATCTGATGTAGGAAGAGAATGGTCGGGGCGAGAGGATTCGAACCTCCGATCTCCTGCACCCAAAGCAGGCGCCTTACCAGGCTTGGCCACACCCCGATAACCTACCTTCTCTAGCAGCGCAGCTGTCTGAGCCTCAGCCGCTTTGACAGCCTTGGACTTAGCTTTGGACTTGCGCTTGCGCGTGCTTGTGGTAGTAAAATAAGAAGGTAGGAGTGCCATATTATGTATACCCTGTCTTGTCACAAGGATCATTATACACTACTTTTGGTATATTGTACAGGGTTATTTGTGGCTTTCTCTAAATAGGTGAATGGGAGGTAGCTATGGATATATTCTTTAAGCTTGTGGCTGATGTAGGATTTCCGATAGCAGCAGCAGGAGCCGCTGGCTATTTTGTTTTCCTAACCATGAAATTTATCCTTGCTGGAGTAACCGGGTCAGTCAAGGGTATGGCCGGGATCATCACGGCCCTTGATAACCGGGTACGTACCATGAACCATGACGTGGTAAGAATTGATACTGTAGTCTCTAATGCCCTAGGATTAAAACCAGATGTCGAGCGAATAGCAAGAGCCGACGGCAAGAATGATGCGAGGAGAGATTAAATGGCCAAAGCAGCACCTGCAAAATCAACCAGATCAAAAGAGTCAGCAGTTCTTGCTCATGTGCGAATACAAAAGCACACAAGCATTGGTGGTGGTATCCTAAAGACATCCTCAATGAACAAGGCTAAGAGACGCTGCTACAAAAAATATAAAGGCCAAGGTCGCTAAACTAAAATGGGTGAATTAGCTGAACTAATAGGTAAATACGGATTTCCTATTGTCGCGGCTGGCGGCGTCGGTTATATGGTTTACTATGTTTGGGTATGGGCCACCACAGAGGTAAAGCCCGTTCTATCCGAAACCAACACGGTTCTCATCGGTTTGATCGATCGTATTCGAATGTTGGATAATGATCTAATTCGCCTACAACAAAAGGTCAATGTGGTTCTTCACCTCCGCGGCAAGACGATCGAACGTGAACGAGTCGCGGCGGAGGTGAAGATCAATAAGATGCATGAGGATGATCAGACTGCATCTTCTGGTGAAGGCTAATCACTTAGAAGTAGCACGGTAAACACCATCCCAATTTTCTGGTAGACCTGCACTCTTTAATTCTTCGCAACGCTCCATCCACATAGCATAATAAGCATCCATCTTACCACCAAAGCATCCTTTGAGACGCTTTGCATAATAGATTGCATCATCAAATCGACGGCTCTTATATGATTTCATCATATTCGCGTGCATATCTAGATCCATCTTGACATGAACAATATCTTCTGGTCTACCAAGCACAGTATAGATGTCGACGCCTTCTTTCTTACCCTTTACCGCAATGGTATCGAGGGCAAGGCAGAGGTATTCTTCTCTAACGTATCGGTAAGTGAGGGTACCGATGACGTTGCTGACTCCATAAGGTTTTGACTGGCCTTCAAGTCGAGAGGCAAGGTTGACAGAGTCACCCAAGCAAGTATAGTCGAAGCGTTGATCACTGCCCATGTTGCCAACGACGACAGTACCAGTATTGATCCCAAGCCCCATACCAAACGCCGGGACACCTTCTTTTGCGATTTCATCATTGAACTCCTTTAGGTTGTCTAGCATCTCTAGCATTGTTTTGACTGCATTTTTTGCATGATCTTTATCATCAAGTGGTGCATTCCAAAATGCCATCTGTGCATCACCGATGTATTTGTCAAGCGTACCTTCATTGCGAAGTATTGAGGCCGTCATTGCAGTCATATAGCGATTCATAATCTTAGTCAGGCCTTGCACATCTTTACCATAGTGTTCGGAGATAGCTGTGAAGCCGCGCACGTCTGTGAACATGATTGACAGCTCGCGCTCCTCACCACCAAGCTTCAACAGATCTGGATTCTCTTGTAGCTTCTCTACCATCGCTGGTGACAGATATGTACCAAATTGTTTCTTGATCTGTTGCTTCAATCGGAACTCTTCAAGCGCGCGTGAGAAAGCACCAGTACCAAATACCAGAAGCAATGCTAATACTGGCAGCACAGCATCATATAGCATGAAATAATAGCTATGCGCGAACCATGAGAATGCAATCAAACCAGAAATTGGTAGCAAGAATAACAGACCAGCTAGAACCAGTTTGACTCTTATGGCTAAGAATACCATAACCAGACCAAATATCAAAATAGCTGCTAGCTCGTAGAAATCAGCTTCAGCAGGTCGCACCAACAGAACTTGACTCAATATTGATGATAGGTCTGTTGCAATCACAGTTCCCGGTAGCATTTCACCATGACTTGTCGCGACAGGATTACTAAAGCCTTCAGCCGTCAGCGATAATATGACAATCTTTCCATCTAGATCATCAGGCATATTCGTGACAGAAAATGATTGATATGTAAATGCACGACTAGGCCAGATGCGACTATTCGGATCAGTATACATGAGAGGCTGGCCTGGAATGCGTAGCACCTCGACACCAGCTTCATTTGATTTAACCTGAAAGCTTATCTCACCAGTTAGAACTCTTAATGTCTCAAAGGTAATTGATGGATAAAACTTGTCATCGACTGCGACAAGCATTGGGCTACGACGCACCACACCATCTGGCTCAGGCATAGT